GGGCCGCACTTCCCTCGTCACGTTACCGACACGGTACGTGATACTAGAAAATTTAAGATTCTGGCACACAGTCTAAAAGGGCGACGTTAGCAGCCGGCCAGGAATCAGTGTGTGTGATGTTGTTTGGTGTTTGTTTCACCTTCAATAATTGGTCTGCAGAGACCAAGAAAGCATGCCAGAAAGCCATTGGGCAAGCTGGCATCTTATATATCATATGGGGTGAAGAAGTTGGAGAGGAGGGCACTCCTCATCTCCAAGGTTACATACAATGCAACCAAGATAAGTACAAACGACTCATGCGAGTGATTGGTACTTGTCACATGGAAAAGCAGAAAGGGACCTCAGATGAGGCCAGAGATTACTGCAAGAAAGATGGCATATGGCAGGAGCATGGCATATACAAGTTCATAGACGCTCCAAAGAAGCGACAGGGTGAGCGATCTGATCTCATACTTGTAAAGAAATCGATAGATGAGGGGATGAGTTATGATGATATTTGTGAAAAACACTTTGCAATTGTTGGCAAATATTCAAGATTTATTAAAGAACGGGTGCAGGCCAGGGACTCCAAGACGCAGGAGACAGAATTACAAGAGCAATTCGTGAACTCGTCGCTGAGGCCGTGGCAGCAGAAGTTGCTCGACATTACGGCAACGGAGGCATGTCCTCGGAAGATTCATTGGATCTGGGAGGACAAGGGGAATGTTGGCAAGAGCTTCATGACAACATATCTGGGAGTGATGAAAGGGTCAGCTCTTCTGACAGCAGGCAAGAAGGCAGACATGGCATATATTTATGCCCAGAAACCGTCCAAGATCGTGTGTTTCGACCTTGCGAGGACGAACGAGGAGTACTTGGATGGAGTTTACTCTCTAGCGGAAGACCTCAAAAACGGCCGCGTAGTCTCGACGAAATATGAAAGCAAGACGGCTTTCTTCAAGCCTCCACATGTATTTGTCTTTGCCAATTTTTTGCCGAACATGAAGAAGTGGTCGGCATATCGTTATAACATCATCGATCTTAACCGTCCATTGATTAAATTACCGATCCTTCCAATAGTGCTTTGTATTGATTGCGCACGATGCGACGTTGTCTGTATTCAGAGTACCATACAAGTCAGACCGGATTACCCACATAATCATAGGATTGTTTACTAGCCTCTGGTCTTGACCCCACATGAGTTTCTGGCCGCGCCTAGACTTAATATATAATTTCACAACCTTGCTAGCTTCCTTTCCATCCTGATCACCATCAGCAGATGGAACAGCATAGAAACCGAGCTGAGCGCGCGCTGACTTGTCGTACAAGATCTTAATACCTGAATCCTGTTTCCACCATGAAATCATCCAATTCATAGAAGCATTGTTGTCTCGAGGGTCAAACGCTGCCGAACTGACAGTGTTGTTGTAATATTTCGGAATAACCGCCACAATAATCCGATAAGTAAGATTAGGACGATCAAGCTTATTAGAAAGCTCCATACGAACTGCCATACCCCTGGGGTATATTTCATTTCCAATCCGATTACGAACAGTAAGACCCTGGCCAATAGCATCCCAAGGATTGAATATAACTGCTGCAGTAGAGCCACCAGCACCAGAGACAGCACCATTATTGTGGTACAATTGAATATTCTCGGAAGAAGCGACGAGATTCTTGGTCTCCGATTTCTTCATAACAGCGCGGTTGATCATCCTCTTCAGACTCGTCTTCCGAGAATACTTCCCACGATACTTCCTCTTGTAAGAGCGCTTGCGGAACGATCTCTATCGTGGGTATGCCATGCATGTAACTTCGCTGAGAGGCTAGTGATGTTCTTTAAATAGAAGTTCCTTTTGACCAAGAGGTCAAACCGACTAAAGACTGAAATATTATTTTTTCTTTGCCGGTGTCGGGGAAGTGCGGGTAATAGAA